CAAAGCGGGTAATAAACAAGCCCGCCACACCTTCAGGCACCAAAAAGGCACGATCAGGCGCAATCAACGGCTTATCGTTAATTTCATCGGCATACTCTTCCCAGAACAAGTCCCCAAAGCGGAACCCACCTTTAATATCATTGCGCAGCGCTTCACCATTGTTGTAACGATCCCATGCTCGCTTGGTATCTTCATCCGCCACCAGCGTGTCAAAGAACTCCGTACCACAAAACACGCGATAATCCGGCACCAGAACATTACCCAGCGCCTTTTTAGACTTACGCCGCATCGCCCGCCCAAAGTTGCGCATGTCAAAACCATCCGTGCCAAACTTGACCGACTCGATAGTTTTGTTAATCCCAAAGGACTGATACATGTCATGCAACACCGTAGTGCCATCCGCATCCATCACCTTACCTTGAATCGCCCCAACTCGATGGTACTCCATCGTCGCATCTAGGTTGGCTCGCAGTTGATCCACTTTGCCGTTCACGACCGTTTCCACGGCCATCAACTGATCATCCGTGCCAAAGGCCCGCACATTTTGCACTTCATCTGCCATCACCTTATCGGTTTGGGGTAAGTGCAAGGTCTGAAAAGGAATCACTTTGCGTTTTTCGCGCTCGGTATTCTCACCAGTGGAACCACGCACCTGATTTTTCACCAGAGACAGTTTGCCTTCCTTACTTTCCACACTGATAGTGGTAGTAGCGACACCTTGCTCCTGAAAATACCCCAGCTGGCCAATGCGACCGGGTACAGGGACTTGCTTATTGACCGTGGCGGTCAGGGATTGCAGCGTAAAAATGTCGCTGTCGAACACATTGACTTGAGCCATCGTTTAATGCCCTCCTCGGACAATCAGTAGTTTGTTTTCCATCTTTTTCATCACAGCGGCTTTATCCGCCTCGCTGATACCTTCTGGCCAAAACAGGTGCGAGCTTTTTAAGCTGCATTGACGGGCAATCACCAACCCCTGTTTATCGGTTTCGCTGGCATCCACACGGGCATACAGCACCACCACATCCTCATGGGCGACATCCAAGGGGCCGTATTTCCCATCAGACAAAGAAAGTATGGAACCCGGTTCAAAGTCCCCACCACTAATCATGACGACCTCACGACTAATGCTTGGCTCCACTTCGCGCAGGATAAAATCCGCCGCACGAGCGCGTTCATATAAGGCTTGCGACATTACTGTGCTCCTTGGTTTCGTTTGGAATAAATATCACCATAACTGGGCATGGCATTAATGCTGCCAGCATTAGCTCCAGCACTGTGTGCGGTATTGACCGCTGCGGCTTCATCGAGATTTTCTTTCACTGCCAACATCATGTCGGTGGCTGCCTCAATACTGCTGCCATTTTCGATCATTTTTCGGGTGACACTGGCACTCATGCCTAGCTCGTCGGCTCCATCCATGATCGCTAACACCCGCCCACGTTCAGCCATTTCAGCCTGACTGGCAGCACCGAGCTTGCCCGCATCGACTTCGGCTTGAGTGAGTTCTAGTACGGCAGTTTGGTCACTAGCCGCTGTGGTCGTTTGTGGATTAGCCTCACTGGCTGGTGGTGTGGTTTCAGCTACAGCACCGGCACTAGGCGTCACCGCCTGAGTGGTTGCTGCCGTGGTGGTCTGTGACATTGAGGGTATCCTCTGGTTACGGTTTGCAAATCGACGCGATACTGCGCCTCGTGTGTGTTGCGCTCTGAGGCGCTCGAATTCAGTTTCTAAAGTGCCGACACGATCCGCCAGCCCTGCACTCACCGCGCTTTCACCAATCAAAACCCGTGCTTGGGTGTCGATCACACGCTGTTGTGAAATGCCTCGTGCACTGGCCACATGGCCGGTAAACAACTGATAAATGCCATCAATCTCGGCCTGCATATCCGCTTTAACGGTGTCTGGCAGAGGCTCGTAGGGATTGCCATCAACCTTGTGATCTCCCGCATAGATATAGGTCACCCCCACACCCTGCTCGGCTAATTGCTGGGAGTACTCCACATGCGCCATCACCACCCCAATAGAACCTGCGGCGGCGGTCTGCGTCACAACCAGCTCATGCGCTGAGCAACCAATGGCATACGCAGCAGACGCGGCAAGGTCACTGGCTACAGCCACAATGCGCTTGCTGCTGCGCATCTGCATAATTCGCTCGGACAGATCAAAGACGCCCGCTACCTGCCCACCGGGGGAATCAATATCCAACAACACGCTGTGTACACCACTATCATTCATGGCCAGCGTTAAGTTCTTATCCAGTGCTTGATAGGCCGTAGTGCCGCTGTAGCCCATACGACTGCCCCGATGTACCAAAGAACCAATCACCGGCACAATCGCCACACCATCCGCCACGGTATAATCGGCAGACTCGCGGTGTTCAATCTGCTCGGCCTGAATCACTGCACTCCAGTCTGCCCCTGAGGCCAAACGTGGCCCCAACCAACTGAGGATATTGTCCAACTTGCGCGGGTGCATCAGTAAAGGCGTGCCAATAGCTTGAGCGGCGATATGGGGTAAGTGAATGTCTGACATAATTAGCTCACCCACCCCAACGCTTTGGCCCACTCCAGTAACTGAGGCAACACCAGACTGAGCGCAATTAGAATGCCAATCATCCATACCCCCCAAAATCTGGAGCTTCTCATCCCGCTTGAATGTTCCATTATTTTCTCCAAGGCTTTCAATCTGTTATCATTCGACACGTGATTCCTTCTGTTTTAAGGTTGATCCAAGCCCAGTGGATGCTGTTGACATCGCACCGGACACGAAAAAGCCCGATCAGATTGTCGTCTGATCGGGCTTTGTTTTTGGGCAATAAAAAAGCCCCTGATTGTCAATCATCAGAGGCTTAGTTTCTAATCTTTCCAGCTACTTAGTCTGAAGGGTCTCTTATAGACACTTAAAAACCGTAGTCGCCTCATAATCTTCTTGGTTATCTTGTGCTTCATGGTAAGCGGCTATTTTTCCAATTGTATCTATCACTTTATTTCCTGTTTTTATTTCAGGAGGAGGAGTGTATTTAACCTCTTGTGAAATAACAGTATATTGCTTTTTTCCCTTTTTCTTGCAAGTCACTTTTGCATCATGGTTTGCCATTCTAAGCACGGTTGATTTGTCCCCACCAATACTAATAGCGTGATATTTATTATTTTCATACGGAATTACACTACCTTGAGTACAGCCGGTAATAATGAATAGTGCGGGTAGTAATATGGTATTTAACTTACTGGTCATAGTTATTTTACTTATTTGATTAACAATTAGCCCTACTGCTTCAAGATAAAGCCAAAATCAGATATCTTTATTGTGAAACAGGTTTGGCGATATCTTAGCCTGAGTCTTGGCTTTGTAATACTTCTTTTCTCTACTCTTATTTTGATGAGATATAAAAAATTAAGCTTGAATTTCTACTTACACCTTCCCCTCCTGAACCTGCCCCGCCTTCGTCACTTTCGCAGGATTACTCAACAGCGTTAAGCCTTCCAATGCTTGTTCAAGCTTCAGCTGCTCAATCGTTTCCTCGGGATCAAGCCCACGCTCTAATTGCTTGCTCCGCAGTGTCGCCAGACCGGCTTGTATTTCCAGCAAATCTCCTTGCACGTCTTTAAGCGGATCAACCCAATCCCATTTGGGTGGTCGCCATTCAGGCAGGTATTGCGAGTAGTTATCTAAGGTAATATGTGCCGGTGCTACTCCAGTAATCACAGCCACCCGCAGCCATTTTGCAGCAACCGGTTGGCAAAATTTGTGTATCAGCAAGGTCAGCTGTAAAAACTCAATGCGACGTCTGAACTCAATCAACCCTGCCCGAATACTGGAGTAGTTTACACCGGCTAAGTCACCAGTCAGTTGTTCATAGGTGAGTCCACCGCCCGCTGCGACGGCATGTAGTTCTGATTTTAGGTAATCCACATAAATACCGGCAATATCGGCTGGTTCAGAGAAGGTAATATCCTCATCATCTTCCAGATAATGCACCCCACCGGGCTTAATTTCAGTAATGACTTCGCGCTCTTCACCTTCTTCAACGGGTGAGCCATCGGGTGTGATAGTGCCTGTGGGTGCGCCGGGGAGGTATTGCTCCCCAGCATCACGCTTACGGACAATCCAACCAAACAGGGCGGCTGTCTTTTGTCGAACTAAGGTAGCGTCCTGCATTTCATCGATTTCATACAAGCGAACCAAGATCGCAGAAAGTTCGGGAATACCTCGTAGCTGCCCTGCTCTGAGTTTTCGGTAAACATGCAACATATCATCGGCTTTAATCCCAACACGGGTATTGGCTCCCCCAAAATCTGCGGGATGTTGCTGCCAAAGGTGGTAACGGCTTTTTTTGCCCGCTCGGTTAAATTCAATGCCATTGCGAATGACCTTATTAGGGTTAAAGGTCTCGCTGTAAGCAATGTCTAGATGATCCGCTTCAATGACTTGCAGTTGCAATGGCACACGTAAACCCGCCCCTTTGCGCCGTACTCGAAAGCGAGTCAGAATTTCACCGGCTTCAAACTGACCACGGGCAACCAATGCCTGTAAACCATGAAAGGACTCATCATCGTCATAATCACAGTCAGCCACCCATTGCTCCCAGTGGCTTTGTAAAACAGCATCTGGCCACTTAGCTTTAATCCCACTGCCCACTAGATTGGAAACATACGCCTCCACCGCTTTGGTGGCATAGGGATTATTACGCACCGCGTGGCGGCTACGATCTCGCAGGTTGGGTAAGGCAAAGGCGGTGGAAATATTCGGCCCACCACCGCCCAAGCCTTTATGTTTCATCCGGTAGCCACTGGAGGCTCCTTCATAGGCACGGCCGCCCTGTTTGCCAGACCTAGGCAATGGAGCCACAGCAGGAGTCATACCCAACCATGATTTAAGCTGATTAATCAAAACCCTTTACTCGTGCTGATGAGTGAATAACGAATACGTTTCTTGCCAGATTGCCGGTTGAGTGCGGTTTCAACCGTGCGGCGTAGGCGTTGCAGGTCATCTAAGGATAGATCTCTGAACTTGAGACGCCGACCACCCACCTCGTATTCAGCCACGGATTTTCCGGTGGAAAGTAGGCGAATTTGAGTATCAATTTGGGTGAGATCATTGGTGGTGTATTGACCCTCGGTAACTTCGCTAGTTTGGGCTGTGTAGGTTGGCATGGTTAGTCCTTACTCGGCTGGAAGTGTTTTTCCTCTGTCGATATTAGGTAGTTCAAATAGTCCCGAACATAGATAAGCCCATCAAAACATAATTCAACATCAGCTAGCACTTCATCATCTGCTTCTCTACCAGCAATTTTTTTAATTTCAACAAAAAAACCAGCTGAACCACCGGTGATATTCAGCGAACTCGTACCAGACACTCCACCCTGACCAGCAATTTCAAATTCTTTTCTTTCATACAAATTATTTTCAAACATATATTTAAACTCCACCAAATACCCGCTTCGGGCGTTTTTTCTTTTTCACTGGAATGGTTCGCGGTATTTCCGCATCCGGCTGGTTAAATAAATCGACTTGCAGCAGCCGTTGTTCGTAGTGCTGCCATTGCGCATCTGTCAACACATGCACTTTCAGGCGTCTGGCAGCATGTAGGGCATAGACTTCACAATCTAAGTCCTCAACAGGCTGGCCTGCTTTTTGCTGCCAGATCAGGCGGTTTTTAATGGTACGGTGTGGGGCTTTTATTTCCCCCAGCAGCTGCTCGTAATAGTCTTCGGGTAATTCACTGGGCCAGTACATGGCACCAGCTCCCTGTGTCAGCCTTAACCGGCCAGTATTTTCACCACCACCAACAATTAAGTCTTTGGCCGCTTGAGTGCCGACCAAATACAACTCCACGCCGTAGCGCTCGGCTTTGCTGCGGTCTTTGTGTTTTCGGTTGCGCTTTTGTGGGGCTTTGTAAATGGGCGCATCTAAACTGGAGGAACCTTTAATCCCCATCACACCACGCTTTTGATGCTTGGCCACCCAAGCGTACACCGCATCGGAGGTGTTACCGTCTGAGGTATCAATGGAAATGGCTGACGCTACCAGTTTGGCACCGGACTCATGGGCATAAGGCTGCCAGATGGTTTTCTCAAGTTCGGCCCAGACCGGATCATCCTTTTGTGAGGTTGCGCCATAAAGCACAAACCGATCCACCAACCAGCTTTGTTCATTGCAGCCCCATGCTCTAACAATCCCATGTAAGCGGTCATGCTGCACATCTACCCCCACCGTGAGTATCAAACCACGATTCGGAATCACCCGCAGTGGGTACTCCAAGGCTTTATCCTTGAGTGCCTCAACATCAATATCTGAGTCCCCAAACTCATAGGGCAACCCTTTGCGGGTATTTACAAAGGCAATCCACGCCTTATCATCGCCCTGCTCTAATTGCTTTCTGGCTTCTAACTCTTTGGTTTTCAGCTTCGCCAATCGCGCACCGGGAAACGGTGACATAAGGGCATTAAAACGAAAGCCGGCCACTTTTGAGCGTTGACGGACGACCCAGCCTTTACAATGCTTATCCTTAGCACGCGCTACATTCAGATTTTTGTGATAATCATCCCACTCTCCACCACAATGCGGGCAGGCATAGTAGGCGGTTTCTGGGTTAAGCCTGCCATAGACTTCATGCACATAACCATCGTCATATTCTCGGCAAAGTAAGTTGTCAAAATCCAGCTCATGCGCTTCTTCGCAGTGATGGCAAGGCACCAGATAAATGCGTTGATCACTTTTAGCATAGGCTGCTTCGACCTGTGACAGGCTTTTAATGGTCGGCGTACCACCAAAGATCATTTTGGCATTTTGGTAGGTGTCACCACGATCTTCTAAAAGCTTGAGCGAGTCCCCCTGCCCGCGTACATCACGGTTGGCATCATCCGGCTCTTCCACGATCATCAATTCAGCGGCGGTGGATTTTACCGACGCGGGACTGTTGGAGGTGAGCAGTTTAATAAAGCCACCATCGAACTTTTTATAGTCCCAGGTATTCCCCGATGCTTTGGAACGATTAGTGCTGATTTTCGCTTTCAGCACCGGCGTTGCCTCAATCATAGGCACCAGCTTTTCCCGCTCATAAGCACGGGCGGCCCCATCTTTGGCAAACATCACCAGAATACCTTTGGGGTCAATGTGGGCATGCTTACCAATTTTATTATTGATGGTTTCCGTCCATGCGATCTGGGCAGATTTTTGTGCCACGATCACGGGGAAGTCGGGATCATCCAATACATCGTACAAGCATTCCATATAGGGACTCAGCTCGGTATTGAACTTGCCCGGTGTTGCCGATGCCCCTTGCGCCACATAGCGGTATTCATTTGACCACTGATAGGTACTGATATCTGGGGCGGGTCTAATGCTCTGAAGAACGTCCCTCACCAGACTCACGCTCAGCCGGCGTATAGTCGGCGATGACGTGTAGTGCGGTTCTGAACTCATTGTCGAGAAGTCTCTGATTAATCGTGATGCCGTATTGGGCTGATAGTGCGGTTGCAATGCGCCCGCCGGCAGCCTCTAAGGTGGTTTTCATGTGCAGTAGTGCTGGATATAACTCATCGTAGACCACTTGGCGATCCACCAACTGCTTTTCCATTTGTGCAATTTCCAGCTCACCCTTTTGGGCTTTTACATTCATTTCCCGAAGCTTTGCCAGCCGCATTTCTTCGTCTGAATCCGCAGTGCGGCCAGCAGCTTCGGTTCTGAGTTTTTCGATATAGCTTAGGAGCCAGTCACCAAGGTCGCCACCTTCGGCAAATAGGCCACTGTCGTGATGTCCGTGAATCGTGCTTCGGGCGACTTTGACCAATCGTGCCAAGTCAGCTTGGGTGGCCGGTTTGCCTAAGTCTGGCCATTTGGATTCGGTCATTTAGCCCAACCTAGTGCTTTTGTCCATACTCCCCAAAATCTGGAACCTTTCATTTGACTTGAGTGTTCCATAATTTTCTCCAAGGCTTTAAATTTGTGATTATTTGGCATGTGGTTCCCTCATGTTAAAGGTTAATCCACACCTGATAGATGCGTAACCGCACCAGATACAAAAAAGCCCCTGATTTTTATCAGAGGCTTGATTCCTTTCATTCTTTTCAGTTTATGGTTTTAATTCCAACGGCATGAACTCTTGCCTTAATGACCTCAAGGTAAACCCGCTGTTCATAAGGTCTAACCCTAAATCACTCATCCCCTTCCAATACTTCCGGCGCGCTTCATTTACTTTACTATCAAACGCCAATACTACTTCACACGGCATCACCACCAGTTTTTTACCTTCGATTTTCTCCAGTGCCGCAAGTAATTGCGCTTTGCTGGTATGCTCCAGTTTTGTCTTTGGCAAACTGGGGCTGGCTTTTCGGTACGCATCTCGCGCTTCAGTGAGTAACTTGGGCAACTGCAACATAGCAGTAACTACTTTATGCCGCTTATTGAGGCGAATTTTTTCAGGGTTCATGTTCTGCAACCAACTGACAGCAGATTGATAACTGATACAGAAAACTTTTTCACCTGTCTGCTCAATCTGTGCAAAGTGGAAACCGGCATCCTTAACCACGCGTAGATGGTGCTTGTAATCAATTCCCATAACATCGCACAGCGACCGAAAACACACCCAGTCTTTTTTCGGGCGGTGCAACATTAAGATTGCTACACCGTGGAACATGATTGGGGTGCAGCTGGCAAGTGGGATGGATTGCATATTTGGCTGCTTCCCTGCTTCCAATTCCTTCCAGCGGCGAATGATGGCATTTCGCATTTTGACGTTGTAACCAGAGACTAATGTCAGAGTGAGTTCTTCGTTGAGCAGGAACTCTTGGGTATAACCTCTGGAGTCGGTAAGTTCTTGATATTCCTTATGACTCAAATTTGAGTCATCTAATTCTTGTAGCATTTTACGCACATCACGCAGTACATTTGTATGCTGTTTACCTGTCAGTTCAGCCACTTCCTTTGATGACATGGTTTTCATGTCGGATAGCGGCATTGGTTTAGTCGTTGCGGGTACTGTATTATCGCTCTTAGCCATTTTCATAACCTCGAATATTGTTAATGGTTAGGGCTTTGTGGAGAGTGGCCGCTCTCCCTCAGCTCGGACTTAATGTACCACCATAAAATAAACTCGGTCAATTATTTTTTGTACCACCAATAAAACTATGCTATTTTCCTGTCATGACTGAAAACAAACGTACAAGAGGCAGACCAAAGACCTCTACTCCTGCAAACTCACGCTTACCACATATCCGAGTCCGTGAGGATCAGCTTGAAATGTATAAGGCAGCTGCCCAGAGCTGTGATATGCGCCTATCGGCTTGGGTCAAAATGGTACTTGATACTGCTGTGAGCAAAGAAAAGCCCGAGAACTCTGAGAAGTAGTCGGGATTTTCTATCAACAGAACTCAGAAAGCCTATTCTATCTTGTCACTCAATGGGCCTGTTACATCACCGGATGCTGTAAATACAAGGTAGTATTTCCATGTTTTTCCATCTCGTGTACAACTAATGAGAAACTCAGACGAGGAAGTAGCGGCTTTTCTCTCTTTGTACTGCCCGCAACCTCGTATATTGTTCGCAACAAGTGTTTTTGCAATATCTACATTAATTCGTTCTACCCAAGGCAGAGGATACATTTCATCAATGGTTTTCTCTTCTGGTGGTTGGCCACACCCTTGAATCAGTACCGAGAAAACAAGAAAAACAACTACTCTATAACGGCTTATTAACAAACTCATACATTTACCTTACGGTCTATTTGTCTAAAAACCATCAATAGTAAACGATAAAATAATGTTTTACAGCTTGGCTAAGGCTTCAAAAATTTCAGGCAAACGCCAGATAACAGCAACAACTGTTGTTGCTACCGCGATGTACCATAGTAGTGATTTTAGTTCTTTAATCATTTTTAGCAGCTCGTTACCTGACACAGTAAATACAATTTTGTTATCATTATCCATGTGACACCTTCTCTATAAAGGTTGATCCACGCCCGGCGGATGCTAGAGACATCCTACCGGACACCAAAAGCCCTCTCAGATTGCAGTCTGACGGGGCTTTGTTTTATCTCTCACTAAAGCCAAGTCCGGCCTAAGTTTTATTCTTTGTCCTAAGAAAAAATACTTCCGCTTTTTTATCTCATTTTTCACGATCAAAATTAGCCTTGCGTTATTAGTTGCAACTAATAATGCACCGTTGTATCAATCCTAGCAAGGAAAAAATAAAACAAGCCATTGATTTACAAGATAATTTTATTAATCTCTTATTGATTTTTAGATAAAAATATTCATAAATGATTGAATATAAAATATTCAAAATTTTATATAAAAACCACGTAATGAGTTGTTTTATAAGCAGTTAATTTAATAGCAACGATAGAATCGGCTACTGCAACAACAACACACTCTAAATCACAAAAAATATTTGTAATTTGGTTAAAAATAAACCAACCAATAACCACTGCCGTTGTTGTTAGCCCCCCTATGGGTAGCTCAACCTAGAGAAAAGCCGCGCCTCACGCGGTCGTATCAGCTTAAGGCTTAGAAGTACCTTGGTTTTTTTCAGCGTGTCGATGAGCACGGCGGCGCTCTTCCCGAACATCTGTCCAGATCCGCACCCCTTGAGCGATAGCCGTTAAAATTGCCACTACAGCACCCAACACCGTCAGCCAGTCCACACCCTTAATCACACCCCAGCCTCCGGACAGCGCAGTGCCAATCACACCGGCCTTTATTGTTGTTACCTTCTCCAGCCACACCCAGTACCGCTCATCCATAACCGATCATTCCGTTTCGAGCAGCCCATCCAGTTGAATATGGCCACCATCTTTCACACCCCAACTGCCACCCCACGTCACACGCGCATGGTGAATTTTGGCCGCCTCCTGCACCGCCTCATTAATCGCCTCATAATGAGGCCAATCCCAGCTGCCCTGATTATCAACCAGTGCCATCACATCCACCGCCATCCCCAAGCCGGTCTCTGCATCCGGCTGGTGCTTACTCACCTTGACCCAACTCTTACCCGCAGCCACTAACTCCGCTTGGCGCTCAGGAGAACGCACGCCCTCAACCACCGTAAAATCAACCTCGCAACGATCCAAAGCCGTTTCCACAATTTGGCATAAAGTGGGGTGAACACCCTTTAACTTAGACCGGCTTTTCTTACTCAGCATAAAGCCACCCTGCTTTAAAGCCGGTGGAGTGCTATAGCGGGTTTGCCCCACCTTCGCCGTGCTTTTTAAACTGCTATTTTCCGCCCGTAGCGTATCTAACTCATGCGTCAACCAAGCAGCATCCTCTTGTAACTGCCCCACGGTAGCGGTGCGGCTGGTTTTATCCAATATTGACCATGCCAAACCAATCACACCCAGTAACAAACCACTGCCCTGTGTAGCCACCTCACTACTCACCATGCCGCTTGCCACCAACGCCCCGCCTCCCAAGGTCAGTAGGTGACGAATCAACCCCATGCCCTGACTTTTATCCAGCTTAAACATATCGATTACCTCGCTCAGTCTCTGCCATCACCTGCTGGCTCTTACGATCAAACCGCACCGAACCATTGGTTTCTAAGTTCATCACCGTACAACCCACCGCATTCGCCCAACTTGCCCCATGCTCTGGATGCACACCATTGAGTCTGAAGTTATAAATTCCACAACCGGCGGTCACATGATCCGCCAAAAAGCCTTGTCGCTCAGAGTCTTCCCAACGGTGCCCCTGACAATGCAACATCACGTTATAAGCATTGCAATTGAGCAACACGCCACCGCCTTTTTGATACATCATCCCCACATCAGGGTGATACTCCTCATAAGGGAACGTCGTGATTAAACTGGAGAAGTCTGCAAGGTAAATATCGTTATGATTCCCACACAAATTAAACCCATCACCAGAGGCCAACTCAGCATATAAGCGAGCCAAACGGTTCCCCGTTCCCGTAACCAGATAAGGAATATGCACTCGTTGGGCATAAGCTTGACCAATCACATTATTGTGACCTGTCACCAGTAGCCCTGAAGCAACGGACGCATTCCATGCTGCCTTATCCGTAGAATCATCCGCACAACCATGAATCACTACCCGACCCACCTTGCAATTTGACCCACGCAATTCACATAAAAAATGATCCCGCCCTGTAACAGTCTCCGGCTGATAGATCACCAGTTCTTTGATATCCAACCCATCGGCATTAATAAGCGTGGGCCGATCTAGCTTAAGCTGGTCAATGGACTCTCTGATCACCTGTCGAGTCATAAGCCTTTCTCCAAATAGCGGGCATAAAAAAGCCCCGATCAATAGACCGAGGCAGGGGCAAAGCGCTGTCTTTTATAAATTTCAGGCACAAAAAAGCCGGCTCAAGCATTCACTTGTCCGGCTTCCAGTCGCAATCACTGCGAGTATGGGATGAATCTTAGAGTTTGGAGGCGGCTTATGTCAATAAATTTCTAACGCCACATTAAGCGGCAAAAAAAATGTTGGCTAAAATAAGCGAGGCACGAGCAAAAAGCCAACTGTTTTTTGTCCGCTTGAATGTCTTATTAGCTTGCGACTTTACGAAAAAGCCATTCTAAAGGGCCTGTTTTGAAATATTTAAGCCACATAACACTAAAGACAATCCCAAAAATACAGAATATTAATGCGCTGAATAATGAAAAGTTAATTGTTTGGTTTACTAACAACCCCATAGATTCAAGTGTCCCCATGCCTAAAATGACATGAGCAACATACAAGGTTAAAGACAATTTCCCTGTCTGACATAACCACTTATGTATGTTACTTTCTGGAAACTTATCAGAAAAATATAAGCAACCTATCAGCACAATTACAGCAGAGCTTCCTGCGGAAATAATGTATTGAGGTAAAGGGGGAATAATAGAAGTCGAAAATAGAAATTTCACCTCATCGTTTGTCATTTCCAGTGCACTATCATCTCCGAGTGTTAGTCTTATTATATAAAATAAGATCTCAATGACAATCAAGGCTATGACAGATCCTAAGAACAACCTTTTTCTTGTTGCCTTTTGAGATAGGTCTTGCCTACCCAACCACATACCGAATATTAAAAAGGCAGCCCAAGGAAATGTTGGGTGAAAACCGTTAAATACTATATGCCTAATCATTCCATCAAGCGACCAAAGGTTTTCATAGGTCAATGATACCCAATTCCAGTTTTGCTCATAATTAAAAAACAACATTAAGCTAGGGAATGCTAGCATTATAATTGTTGATACTACCAGTAGTGCCCTATCATTAAACATAAAAACAACAGAGGCAATTAAGAAATAGAACCCGTAAAAATGTAGGATGTCTGCTTCCCAGATTGGCGTATATAGAAGCCCTATAAATACCAGTAATAAGCCACGTTTTATAAGTAATATACGATCTTCATAAATAGAAATACTGTCCGAAGACATTCTTGCCTTGTTGGTCATAAAAGTGATTCCAACGCCAGCAAGAATAACAAACAAAGCAGAAGCTCGCCCTTCAAACAAGTGCGCAAAACTCATTAACAATTGATTGCCCGTGTCAGCATTCATAGCTATTTTAAAATTAACAATAACCATGCCGAAAATTGCTAACGCTCTAGCAAGATCAAACCCCGTGACTCTATGCCTCATCAAAACTCCATTGCAAGCTAACAGTATGCTATACAGAAACTATGTTCATTGAGTTATACAGAGTCTGTATTTGCTGATATACATAGCCATTCAAAGCACTCCTGTCTCTTTGAATAGGTTGATAATATTTAAAAAATTAAAAACCTACCAGAACTATACAGAACACACTGCTTCAAAAGTGGCAAGCTATCCTTTCTTGTTAACATCAAAGACTTAGGCATATAACAGCCCGACCAAATGATTCTGATTGGGCATAGTTGAGTGTGAACGCCCTAAATAACAGGCCGAAACGGATTAGTTTGTTAGGCTAATGACTTTGACATATGCATGGCCGAACCTTTAAAGCCAAGTTTTTCATAGAAGTCTATAGCTGATGTATTGAAAGTTGGTGTTACCCATCATACGTGCCTTCAATCCTTGCTTTCTAAGGATGTCAGCGACGTAATTTACTGCACATGGAAAACCAAGCCTTCACTTGTCCAGCTTCCAGTCGCAATCACTGCGAGTATGGGGTAAATCTTAGGGTTTGGAGGCGGTGCCAGTCCCCTGAATTTTTTTGTTAAATGCCGTTCCCCCATAACTCTGCGGTTAATTTTGATGCAGAGGTTTCTTTGCAGCCACTTCTATTTTCACCAGACCATAGCGGGGAAAAATCAGAACAGCCATGAGCTTCTGCTTTTGATCTTAGAGGAGCAAGTGCAACTGAAGCATATGGAAACTGGGGAGCCTTGTCTGTTATGAAACTGAGATCTTCCATTATTTTGTTGGTAAGACCTCTTGCCAACCGGCCAGAAAAGATATTTGTCAGTGCTGTTGTGGTGCCTTTTGATTGTATTGCTTTTTTATGAATAGCAGTTGTTTTTGCTTCGTCACAAAGCAAGTATGAAGTGCCTACTTGCACGCCTGATGCACCTATTCTGATCATTTCTTTAACTTCAACATTTGTGGCAACTCCACCTGCAGCAACAACTGGGATTAATAGCTCATTTCTTAAGCACACTACAAGTTCTGATGTTGAAATTTGAGTGGATGGGTCAGACGTCAAGAACATTCCTCTATGACCTCCTGCTTCACAGCCTTGGGCAATAACGATATCCGCCCCATTGTCTTGCAACCAAATGCCTTCTTCTTTAGTAGTTGCAGACGAAATGATCGTTGTACCCCAAGACTTCAGCCTTTTTACTAGCTCTTGAGACGGAAGACCGAAATGGAAACTAACTATCGGTGGTGTATAAGGCTCTAATTCCTCAGCAAGGTTTTGGTCGAAAGGAAGCCTCAAACCAGAGACCTCTTTTGGCGGAGAGGTAGAGAATGACTGGTAGTAAGAAGACAGTTGCTCCTCCCACACCTTAAGTGATAAATCATCTACAACAGGCATTTCATGACAGAAAAAATTTAAATTGTAATTTTTATCTGAATGTTCTTTGAAACTCCTGATCTCAGATAACACTTGATCTTTAGTCAGCATTCCACAAGGTATTGAGCCAAGCCCACCAGAATTTGAAACAGCAGCAGCCAACTCCCAATTCTGCACTCCCGCCATTGGCGCTTGAATTATTGGTATCTCAATTCCAAGAATACTACAGAGACCCATTACTCTCCCCTCCTTAATGTGTAATGTTTGTTTTAGGCATTTAACAGCAGCATGGTTCATCTTTGATACACTGCGAAAACTGTATTTTCCCGCAATTCACCCCATTTCAAATAGCCACCATTTAGTCTGGAGGGGAATCATACCCTGAAATGAACAATCATTCAGCTAATAGTTATGAAAGTCGCTCTGAAAATCGACCCACGCATCAGCTTATTGCACCACATATGAGCAGTAACCCTCAAAATAGGCACCTAGCCCCCTACTCTTACAAGCGTTAAACTGCCACTGTATAACCCCTCTAGCCCACTCAAACCAAGCCCTTCTCAACCACTCCAATCAACAACAAACTTTTCCATGTCTTAAACAACGTTTTCCCTACGCCTCTCCCCAGATCCCGACCCACCTGCTTTGCACAAGCAAACTCGTTCATCCGATCAAAGCTCACATACCACCGCCATGCCGTTACCCGTAGCTCAGGCGGACACAAACGCACGACCTCATCCACACGCTCTACTTCAAACGGCATGGGTGGCAGATCCCATAGATCCCCGCTAGAGGGCTGATTAATCCGCTCAACGACATTCACCGAGGGGAAACCTAAACCAAAGCCACGATCCTGATTCTCTTGCCACCACTGCCCCCAAACCCTGAGCTGCCCATCCGCCTCATCACAACAGGTCAATAATGAACGTTCCCCATTGCTAGGCTGTAAGTGAGTTGGCAGCGGATTTAGTAGGTAGTCTGTATCAACACGCGCAGGTTGTGTCATGGCGGTAGCCCTTTCTAGTTATTAGTGGTTTAAACCGTGGACGGCTGTGACCCACCAGCCGCCAAATCTTCATCACACAAAGCCGCCGCCTCAGCCGCTGTAAGCCGCGTTCCGAGGTTTCTGGTAGTGGCATACCCCTGTCCGGCAATACGCGTGTCCTTGGGCGACCAAGCGGTATACAGCCACACAACCTGCCCATCTCGAACACCAGACGCTTTACTCACTTGGTAGCCTTCTACTGAACCAAATGAATAATCCGACTTTCTTGTCCACTCCATTGCGAATTCCCCAACCTGAAGCCTCTGAATAGCTTGTGTGCCGGTGTGACAGCTAATGCCAACCTTATTAATTAGGGTTGTCACACGGTAAGTGATTGATTTAGTTTTATTTGTGACAATGTGACAACATAATGTATATAAAAATATACCTGTGCGCGCGCGGGCGTATACGTGTGAAAGCCCGATTTTGGTTGTCACCTTGTCACATCTCAAGAAATAACAACCGCTTAGCGTGTGACAACCTATTAAATCGAGGTTGTCACAGCTTGTCACACTGTCACACAAGAAAGCTTTAAAAGTCATTAATGCTTTCCTTCGGCTGGCGTTGATCCCTAGGACGGTTATAGCCACGCACTTGCCGCGTTGCTTTCCCTTCCTTGATCCGTTTACGTGTCCCCGTCCAGCCTAAGTGCTTCATAATAGGCGCAATACGATTTTGATGCGCCCGCTGGATATGGCCCGAGTCCATTTTTAATCCACCTGTGATAATTTCATGTGAGGTGTAGAAATTAGTGAAGCTATTCTCTGGCATGTTGAGCCACTGACTAATAGCATCTTCCCAAGGATCTGACAAGAGGCGAGACTCCTGAACTTCCGAAAATAAGTCAACTTCCTCCCGCCCTTCAATCCACCAATGCTCATTCGCTCGCCATCGATGCACCGCCTCTGCCCAGAGCTGATCACGCCTTGCAATCAATAACGCCATCCGAACCTTACGACACATCACCGGCCAATAACGCCGGTTCCCACTATAATCCTTTAGATACTCGTCTTGGTTCGTCGTCCCCACAAACACACACTGACGAGGCACCGACTCTGGCACCCGCCCATAAGGCGGCCGGAAGCGATCTTCAAGCACAGAGAAAAAGTTCTTTGCCGTTGTGGACTCTGCCTTATTAAAGGAATCCAACTCCGCTAGCTCCACACCCCAAACACCTTGGATCTGCTGATAAGCATCCTTATTGCTTAAATCAATCGCCGACTCCGACGACCAGCCATTGAATAACTGACGAACCGCCGTAGACTTACCAATTCCCTGCGGCCCTTCCAAAATTAATACATTATCCATTTTAACCGGCGGCTTCATGACACGAGCCACCGCCCCGATCAAGAAACGCCGCCCCACGGTAGCAAGGTATTCTAAATTCCCCACCGCATCCAAACAATCCAACATCCAATGATCAAGCCGCGACTCGCCATCCCATTCCAAACTATTCAAATAATCACGAACAGGGTGAAAAGCATTGCGCTTAGCAGTCACCACAATGGCATCATAAATATCAGTATTGTTCGGGATAAATTCGTAATGCTCACCCAGCCAGAGCTTGGCATTGATCGTATCAGCATCTGTCCATTCGCCGGTCTCAGCGCCATGCCACGGCGCAGCCTTTAGCTTAAAAATTCGGTAGGTAAAGGCACAAAAGCCCACAAGCCCCTGCCATTCTGGATGATTGCCAAAAACGAGGTCATAATTATACGTACAGGACTTTTTTTGCCCTTTTTCCGTTAGAATAAACCGTTCTTCAAAGTGAGGATCACGCTTAGGAGGTACAACTAATACTGGTTCCTCAACCTCATCCCCCGCTACAGGCTGCGCCTCATCGAGAGGCACTGACTCTGCCGTGGGCTGCTCAATAACAGGCTGTACTTGATGGCGGCCCAATACCGGCAACACCTCACCCCGAACCGCTGCTGCGCCAAACTTTGCCCAGACATCATTAAAATCGGTGCTTTGATTAGCCATGACAACCCCCTCCATTCAAACCCGGTACAACCCAACAACCTTCCACCGCTTTTGCCGCTTCAATTGCTTTCGTCCTCCCCGGATTTCCCTTAGTGTTGGGATCATCATCCCCGCAGATACATATTTCAATATTCGGCAAGGCAGCCCGAAACAGCTTAGCCACTTTTACCAAGTTGCCAGCATCAAAACAGACCACCACCGGCAACCCCAACGACTGATACAATGCAGCCCCAGTTGCATACCCTTCAGCAAATAACAACGGCTGATAATTCCCAGCATCATCCCGCAACAACTGACCAATAAAATGGAACGCACCCTCTTTTGCCGTGCCAGTTAAAAACCGTTTCGTCCCATCACCCTGTATAAACTGTAAACCCAGCAACTTACGGTCAAGATTCATCAGAGGCACCACAATCGATCCCCGAGAAAACCTAATGCCATACGCCCTCACTTTCTTCTTATTCAGGTAATCACTTTTGCCACTGTCTGGTAACTTATCCCAAATCACTTCCGCCCGTTGCGCGGCCTCCTCCGCCTTTTCAGCACGAGCCTTTACCGCTTCCGCCTTACGCGCTGCCATTTCCTTTGCATAACGCTGCTTTTCCTCATCACTTAGCGCCGGCATATCAAAATCAACCGTCGCCTCACGACCCGAACGCCAATCCCCAAACTTACCCACCACTAGCTCCGTTCCATTATCCAAGTGGAAATAATGCAAGGCATACCAGCAGGAGTGTTTATGGCGACCCTTTTCAGGAAAACGATGAATCTTGCCATCCACCTCAAAGGCATCAGGTGGGCTAAGATCAAGGCGGCGCATTTGGTTCGCCACCTCTTCATTATAGATAGCAGTCACGCGTCACCCCCTAACGGAACATAAGGAATGATTTTGGGATCATGAGCTAAATCACGGTAAACAAGCTCACCCTGATTGCAATGAGCGCCGATTTGATTGGCTTCAATAATAGCTTTGTGAATCGTATCGCAGCTGCCAGAATCCATCACACAAATGCAATAGCGGCATTTATTACTACCGACGAGCTTCGGTTTAATCGGGGAAAGCAAGCCCTGAGTGGCGTCAGTATGCTTCACAATAACAATACTCATGCAAACACCTCCAAGGTATCCCGCACACAACCATTCACTTGAACTATATACAGTAATATAAAATTCTTATTAAATTTGGCGTGATTATCTGTCATAATTACTCCTCACATTGTATGAAATTAAAAGCTCGCGGTGCTGCAAACACTTACGCGGGCTTTTTTTTGCCTAAAAAGTGTCAGAGCCGAAGCCCTGACGGACACTATTAAATTGGTACTGGTTAACCCCTTCCTCCCCTCCTCCCCCAGTAGGTACGCGGCATAAAATCAGTTAGAATTTAAGTGCAAACTTTTATCAACTAACTGAGGAAAAACCAATGACAACCAAAGTGGTTATACCCACACCAGATGATCCCAATGTCATCGCCTTATGCCGACGAATTCTCAATGAGAACGTGTCGCCCATCCTGATTCCTCACCATCCATTGCCCAACAAACCACTTAAAGAATGTTTCGCGATTGTTGAACAACATCTGACTACCTATGCTGGCAGCCAACAGTTCGGCTGGGCGATCCTTGAATACCGTGGTGTATGGCTCGAAGCAGAGTTTCATACCGTCTGGAAGATCGAAGACGGTGCCCTTATCGACCTCACTCCCCGAACCTTTCAACCGGATAAAATCCTCTTCT